ATGTTCTAACATTAAGTAGTAATCAATCTTTAAGTGCTAATTTAATCAGAGCACATGAGAATGGAACAAATAGATTTACTGTAGATGGATCTGGAAATTCTTACATTGCAGGTAATCTTGGAGTTGGAACTGCAAATCCACAATATCCAATACATTTATTTAAAACCTCCTACCCAGAATTAAATATTGGCACAGGAACTGTAACTGCAACTTACGGGATTGATACGGGGACAAATACTGTTGTTTTAGGATCAACAACAAATCATTCTCTTTCTATTCGCACCGCTGGAACAGGAAGATTGAATATTGAAAACACTGGAAATATTACATTTTATACCAACAGCGTTTTTGATGCTTCAAATTATCTTACATTACAGAATAATACTAATTCTTATGGTCGTATAGGATTAGTAATCAAAGGAAAAACATTTAATGGTGCGAACAATCCAAGTGCTAATGATGGTTGGTCATTAGCGTCAGGAAGAAGTCAAATAAGCATCGATGCTTATTTGACTGGAGACACTGATTATGACAGTAAATTTTCGATTCAACATTTATTGGCGTCTTCCACCAATGCAGCAGTTGGTGATTTAGGATTTTTAGCAAAAGCGTATTCTACAACTGCCCCAGCAATGACTCTCACCGCTGCTGGTAATTTTGGACTTGGAACTGCAACACCAACAAAAAAACTTGACGTGAGGGGTTCATTTTACCAAGAAGGAGGACAAACTATATTAAGAAATGGTAATAGATTCTATGAAGTATATACCATTATGCAAATACATTCCGATAATGGAAATCCTGCAAGAACATTATTAACTGTTAATGGATGGAGTAGTATATATTCAACAGCACTTATTACGGTAGAAGTTTGGGCATCTCACGCTATTAGTGCACTTGGAACTTATGCCAGAGGTGCTGCACTAGCACACTATAATGGAACAAGAAGTTTATCTGCTTTATCTGCTGTAAATTCTTTTGGTGGTTTTGGAGTCGGCACAATTGCTTGGTCAGGATCTAGTTCATCAGGTTCAACAGGATTTAGTTTAACATATACTGGACCAGGTTCAAATTATACTATAAGTCATATAAAAGTAACTGTAAGTGCTCATGATGGTGCAGATATAAGTTTTAGTGCGGATTATTAACTAATAAAACCATAAATACCTAAAAAACAATAATGTCATATCTTGGGCGTGCTCTTACCGCAGGAAATTACTTAAAACTTGATGACTTGAGTTCACAATTCAACGGAACTCAAAAGACCTTCAATCTTACATCAGGTGGTCAAGCATTCTATCCAGGATCTGCTTTTTCAATTCTGGTTTCTCTTGGTGGTGTTATACAAGAACCAGAATCAGCATATCAAATTAATCAAAGTCAGATCACCTTTGCTGTTGCTCCACAGGTATCAGATGATTTCTTCTGTATTGCACTAGGTGTTGCATTAGGTGTCGGAGTTCCTGGCGAAGGAACAGTATCAGGATCAAAACTTACAAAACCATTTAATTATGATGATGGACTTCTTTATCTTGATGATACAAATAATCGAGTAGGTATTAATTCCACAACTCCAGGATATACATTTGATGTCAATGGTGATGCAAGAATTGCTGGTATTTTAACAGTTGGAACTTCAAGTCTTACATTGAATGGTCAAACAAATCAAATTAATGGTGTAACAATTAGTAGTGGTATCATAACTGCAACAACTCTTGTAGCAACTACAGGAACCTTCACAGGGAATGTTTCTATTGGAGGAACTCTGACTTATGAAGATGTCACCAACATTGATTCTGTCGGTGTTATAACCGCTAGAAGTGGCGTAAGAATTACCGATGGTGGTTTAGTTGTTACTTCTGGAGTTTCTACTGTTGTAGGATTTGCTACTTTCCAGAACAATGTTTCCATTGCTGGTAGTATGGATGTCAATGGGAATATCAATTTCAATGGAGATTTATTCCAAGACAATCAACCATTTGTTGCGTCACGTTGGACAGCAGCAACTAATGGTTTAGACATTTATCGTCTATCAAATGTTGGAATAGGAACCACAAATCCTTCAGAAAAACTTCAAGTTGAATCTGGAAATATTTTTGTTTCGGATGGAGCATTATTGACCGATCAAAATATAAATGTAAATGTTTCAATCGGAACTGGTAAGAACGGTTTATTAATTGGACCAGTTAGTGTTGGATTAGGAGTAACCATTGATGTTGCTCCCGGTTCTACACTCGTTATAGTCTAAATACTAAAAAAAGTGATATAAGGAATGAGCACTCTCCGTGTTAGTAACATAGAAGCAAAAGCAGATGCTTCAAGTCCTACCATTGATGAGAAGGTAAAGATTACAAACTCTCAAGGTAGAGTTTTAATGCAGGTTGATGGAGTGACTGCTGGCATTACTACCGTAGGAATTAATACGACTGGAAATACTTTTACTGTTAGTGGGAGTAATGTAACTTTTTCTGGTAGTGTAACCTCAAGTGGAGTTTCTACTTTTAGTCAGTTGCAAGTAGGAACTGGTGGAACTGTTATTACAACAACTGTTGGAGGATTGGTTGGTGTAAATACATCAAATCCATCATTTACTTTAGATGTATTTGGTCAAGTCAGAGCAAGAGATTATATCGTCAGTGAATTAAATATATCTAGAGATAGTCTTGGACCTTATAACTGGATTGATTTAGGACCATCTGATTCAGAAGCGACAAGAGCAACTGCAGCACAAATTGGCGACGTTGCTGGTGCAAAATATGCTATTGCCTGTGGTGGTTTTGGTCTTAATTTCTATAAACATGTAAGCACTGGTTCTTGGGCAAATGCTTTTGGCGTTTATGCAACAGGACTTACAGATTCTACTCCATATTTTTTTGCTAACAATCGAATTGGAATTGGTATTCAAAATCCAACTGCAGAGTTACAAATTGTTAAAACAGTTGCTGGCGGAAACGGAGCACTTCTTTCTATACAAAATAGAAGTTCTACATCAGGAACAAAATGTGGAATTATGTTCGGTGTGGATACTAGTGATGCTAACTGGTCTGATGTTGGAAATGGGCAAATTATTATGGAGAATACCAGTGGTGCTAACACTGGTCAATTAAAATTCCGAGTATATGACGGAGCAGACTCTGAAGCAATGAAAATTGCTGGCGATGGTAGTGGTAGTTCTAGAAATGGAATTGCATTTGCGAGAGCAGGAGTTGCTCTTGATAATTCTTGGGATGGATTTCCTGGTATTGTAGTGTTTAATGCTGATGGTTATGGGAACACTGCTAATCGGACTGAGTTTAGAATTCATGGATTTGCTCAGTCTTATGCTAGTTATCCTGGAACAACAGGAGCAGATTTTGGAACCAATTTAAGAATTGATGGTTCTACTTATTTTTCATCAGATTCAAGACATAAAACTAATATCGTAAATAATCCTTATGGACTTAATGAAATTCTTCAACTACAACCAAGAAAATTCAATAGGATTAATTCTTCTGGTGAAATAGAGGAAAATCAAGGTGACATTCTTGGATTTATTGCACAGGAAGTCAAAGAAGTTATTCCAGAAGCAGTTAATTATTATCCAGATGAAGATACTCCAAATGAAATTGGTTGGTGTCGTGCTTATGCTTTAAGTGATGGTTATATTCTTTCAACATTGGTGAATGCAGTAAAGGAACAGAATGCAATTATTGAAACTCTTAAATCAAAAATTGAAGTTCTTGAATCTCAAATAAATACCTAAAAAATTCCCAATGAGCACTCTTAAAGTTAATTACATTCAAGCAAACACAACAAGTGAGATTGATATTAACTCTCCATTGGGAACAATTCCTTCATTAGATGTGAGTGGTTCTACAACGATTGGTGGTAATTTAAATATCACTGGTGTTTCTACATTTACTGGAAATTCTTATGTTGCGGGTAATCTTGGTATAGGAACTGCAAGTCCAGGTGCAAAGTTACATTTAATTGGAAACCAATATTTACAAGGTGGTAATTATTTTACAGATACAACTAGTGGATATTTTTGGGCAGGTAATGGCAGTTACGCTGGTGGAATTTATGGAAGTAATTCTGGAAATGTAACCACAATAATTTCACCACAAACAATAAATCTTGTAACAAGTAGCACTCAAAGGTTAAGTATAGATTCTAGTGGTAGGATAACAACGCCTTCACAACCAGTTTTTAAAGCGTATCGATCTGCATCTACTTCTGGTGCGGGTGTAATTGTTTTTAACACTGAAATATATGATGTTGGAAACAATTACAATAATAGTAATGGTTTATTTACCGCACCTGTTGCAGGATATTATATTTTCTTCTTTTTATCAATTGGATCAGGAGTCTCAAATACTTTTAGAGACGTATGGGGATCTGTAAATGGTGCAACAACACCTTCAAGTTTTGGTGCAAGACCAACTAACCAAACCACAGATTATTCTTCTTCTGGTGCCGCAACTAATATTGTTTATTTAAATGCGAATGATACTTTTGGTTTATACGCAAGTGGAACTTTATATTCGGATTCTAATATTTGGTTGCAATTCGGTGGTTACTTATTAGGATAATAAATATTCAAAAAGACTCAATATGGACTACACTATCACTTTAACCGAAGCAGAAGACTTGGCACTTCAATATGCTGCAGCAGATCCTCAAGAATGGATTGATAACGCAGCAACCAACCGTGCCCGTATTGCCATTGACGAAATCTGTGACTTGTATGTCAAGAATAAATTAGAAAATAATCAACCAATTACAGCAACCAACAAACCAGATATGGTTCTTGCTGCTTATGAAGAAGGTTTAGTTAAGACAGCAGCACAAAGAAATGAAGAAGCAGCAGCACAATTGCCTTCATAAATATCTAAAAACTATATAAATGTCTGACATAAGGGTTAATCGTTGGTTACATCAATCTGGAACTGGTGGAGTCTATCAGGATTCTAGTGGTAGAGTCGGTATTGGAACCTCTGTGCCAACGAGTGCTTTAGATGTTCAGTCAGGAACAATTAAGATTGGTAATAATACTTTAAGTTCTTCTGGGGTTTCTACTTTTACAAGTCTTGTAGTTTCTGCAGGATCTACTAGTGCTCCCTCAATAAGTCCAACGGGGGATAGTAACACTGGTATATTCTTTCCATCACCTGATACTGTAGCAATTGGTGAAGGTGGCACAGAAGTTTTAAGGGTTGATAGTAATAATAGAGTCGGTATTAATACAATAAGTCCAGTCAAACCTCTTGACGTAAGAGGTGAAGCAACTTTTGGGTCTGGAATTACTATTTCAGATTTATCTTGGGGTAAAGATACTAATCAATTAGTCTATACTTTTTCTGGAAATGCTGGTGGAGGAAATCCTTCTGATGGATGTTTAGCATTAGTAAGTCCAAATGCAAATCCAAGTGCATCAAGAGTTGGAACTCTTGTATTTGGAAATAAAGTATCTGGAACTAGTGTAACTGCAAGTCCTGGTATTAAAGCATATATTGAATGTAATACAAACACCAATGTCGCAAATGCTGCTGACACTGGTGGTTATTTTAATTTTTATACAAAACCAGATAATGCTAATGTTAGATCTCAAATGACTCTGAACTCTAATGGAGTTCTAATTAGACCTTATCAACCAGCATTTCTTGCTTATCGAAATTCAACTCTTTCCGTTTCTGCTACCTGGCAATTAATTAGTAATGGTATTTTAACAGAATCTTATGATATTGGTTCAGTTTATTCAACTTCAACAAGTGGAAGATTTGTTGCACCAGTTGCTGGAAGATATATGTTTTATGCTGGTGGATGGTCTGTGGGAAATACAAATGGAGAAAGATATGCATTTGGTGTAAAAGTAAATAATAGTGGAGCTCCGGATTTTCTTACTGGAGGAAATTATTGTATTACTGACAGTCCCTTATCTCCCTTCCAAATAGTTTTAAATCTTGCTGCAAATGATTATGTAGAATTATTCTATTTTAGTGCTATTAATACATCAATAGGTGGTAGCACACACTGGATTTATTGGGGTGGATATCTCTTATAATAATTAAAACTATAACCTATCCTTCAAAAGCAACAAACCTACTCTAGGCACAAAAATCAACTTTGTCAACCCCTTGACAGAGTTTTTCTTTTGCTTTATAATATTCAAGTCTTTCAAGTTCTTTGCATCTTTGAGAATGAAAGACCCTCTTCAGTGGTGTGAAGAGGTGGGGTTGGTGGTATAATAAGGGGAGAGAAATCTCCTCTTTTTTCTTTTATAAATTATTAATAAATCTTAATGACATATGAACTTCACAGTGTATAGTAAAGAAAACTGCGAATACTGCTTCAAGGTTAAAAAGGTATTAGAGTTGACAGATAGCAACTTTGTGGTTTATAATCTCAACGAGCACTTTACCAAAGAAGAGTTTTATGCCGAGTTTGGTGAAGGATCTACATTTCCACAAGTCGTCTGTGATGATCAAAAATTAGGAGGGTCAGTTGAGACAATCAAATTCCTCAAAGAGAAGCAAATCATCAAGTCCTAACCTAAATAAAGATGAAGATCATTTCAATCGTGGTGTTGAATTGATATTAACTGGAGGTAAAAGAAAGCAGACTCAACCGTTTCACATTATCTTTGAGAAGATAGTTTGCTTTCTGAATCGGGAAGTCACTATCTATTTTGAATTTTCCTTAAAATCAAGGAAGAAAAAGTAATTTTCCCGGAGAAAACAAATGTTAGCAATCAGTTTAGTCTTTGGTTCTTTTCTAACGATCTTGTTTCTGATAATGGGAATGGTTATTGGTTGGGTAGGTCGTGAATATATGATGACTCATCAAGAAGGACCAAAACAAATTGCCTATCATCCAGAGTTTTATGATAAGGATGGTGAGTTAATTGATCAAGAAATTGTATCCGTAAGATTTGAACAAGGATACTTTGAAGACGACTTTGAGATGGAAGAAGAGGACGAATCATAATCAATAAATAACTTCAACATAATTCAACATTCTGTTAATCATATGACAACGACAACGAAAGCAAAAACTCCAGTCAAAAAAACTGCACCCAAACCAAAAGTTGCAGAAGCACCAATTCCTGATCTTCCTGCAAATCCTTTTGTTTTTGAGATTCTGAATATTGTAATCAAACAGCGAAGCAATGCTAAAAAGATTGAAGCACTGCAAAAGTTTGAACATCCTTGTCTGAAGGCAATCTTCATTTGGAACTTTGATGAGTCAATTGTTTCAGCACTTCCTCCCGGCGATGTTCCTTATGCTGCTGTGGATGAAATGGATTCATTCAAGGGAACTTTGAGTGAAAAGATTACTGATGCAGTTGAAAAGATGGGAGAACTTGGATCAAACTCTTTGGGTTCTCAAGATCAGGGAAGATCTTCAATTCGCAAAGAATATGATAAGTTTTATAATTTTGTCAAAGGTGGTAATGATGGTTTGAGTTCAATGCGTAGAGAGACGATGTTTATCAATACTCTTCAAGGTCTTCATCCTCTTGAAGCAGAGATTGTTTGCCTCTGTAAAGATAAGAAACTGGATACAAAGTATAAGATTACAAAGGAAATTATTTCACAGGCATATCCTGACATTCAGTGGGGAGGTCGGTCTTGAGTCAACTTCGTGATGTGGTAGAAAAAGCAAAGAATACCGAAACTCCTATGGAAAACTGGACTCCCGCAGAAAAAGAAACCTGTAAGTCACGATACGGTTGTGACATTATGATTGAGAATGGTTCTTATGCGGAAGTCTGCACGAAAGAAGCACCCAGTGATGCTTATATTGTGCAGTATATGGTGGATGATAAGATCTGTTTTGATCTGACTCGTGGTTCAAAACTTCGTTTGTTTGATATGTATTGGGATAAGTTTCGTGAGAATCTAAAGAGTGTTGAATTTGGTTATGGAACAATCAATCCAAAACTCTGGGGATATAAATCACCCGAAAAGAAAAAGCGAAAGTGATTTCCCAGATCGGGTAAAAAAATTCCCGGCAAAAAATCCCACACGATGATTTTTTAAAAAAGTAGCGTGCTGATACAGTTTTAGTATCGGTTGCTACTTTTTGAGTTTTATGGTAATATATACATTACGTTCATTCGCTATTCCCAAATAGCGAACGGAATTACCAATTAGGGAAGGAACGCACCAATACCCATAAAGTAAAGGAGCAAACCAATGGCACTGATTTTGATTCAACAAAAAATGCTGAAAGAAAAACGTCTTCGTGAAGCACAATTGATGATGGCAAAAAAACTTGCTTGATCTAAAGGAGGGTTGATTCCCTCCTTTTTTTATGATAAAATACCTGAAGAGTATAATACCCAATGGACAAAGACCGATTAAAACTGATTGTTCGTAATCTGGAACTTTTGATTGATTCTCTGAAAGCAGAAATCTATTCAGATACAACTGCTTATAGGTATGATGATATTCGACCCAGAGAACTGGGTTATGACGAAATCTTTGAGGATGATGATGACTAGAGCAAAACAATTGGTTAAACTGTTAGAAAGAATGTTAAAACAAGATCACTTGTTTTCGGAAGAACAAATTGTAGAAATCAAACAACAACTACGAATCGTCAAGAAAGACCTTGCAGTTGTTGAAGCACAAACAACAAAAGGATTTGGAAAGAAATGAAACCAATTAAAGCAAAAGATCTTCTTGAACTGGATAAAAATCTTGAAGTTGTGATGCTACAATGCTATGCACTTCCAGAACAAGTCATTTATCAGGCAGGTAAATGTGACTATTCTGAAACTCCAATTCACAATCAAACAATTCCTAAAGCAAGTGAATGTGGTGAATGGGTTGTAGAACGTTTATTGAGCAATGAGAAAGGTCACTGGGGACCGCTAGAACACCCTTCAATTACTTTTTCGGTGTCTGGGTATGTTCATAACGTTGCAATGCAAGCACGGACTCATAGGGTGGGCGTTAGTTTTGATGTGCAATCTCAACGTTATACTGGAAGGAGAGTCATTAAGGTTGCAAGTGGTGAATTTAAACCTGAAGATGTTTTTTATGTGCGTCCTGCAGGGTTTTATACCAATCGGTATGGTAAAAAGTATGATTGGACTCAAGAAGATTATCAGGACGAACTCAACTGGATTGTAGAAGGTTGTAAGCGTTATGCAACAAAATACGAAAAAGGAATGTGTGAAGAGCACATTAGGGACTATCTTGCACAAGCAATTCGTCAGAACTTTGTGGTTTCTTTTAACCTACGTTCTGTTCTTCATATTATGGATCTGCGAGCAAAAATGGACGCACAATTAGAGATTCAAGCATTGTGTGAGCAGTTTGTTCCACTTCTTCAAAAATGGTCTCCAAATGTCTGGAAGTATTATGAAGAGAAGCGTCTTCACCGAGCACGTTTGAGTCCATAAATATTTTTGTGTTGAATTTATAACTTTATGCCTGTATACCCCGTTATTCATAAGACCACTGGCGAACAGAAAGAAGTGGAAATGAGCATCCACGACTGGGATCAGTGGAAAAAAGACAACTCTGACTGGATTCGTGACTGGTCAGATCCTTCTACTTGTCCATCTCCCGGTGAGGTTGGTGAGTGGAGGAATAAATTGATCAATAAGCACCCTTCGTGGAATACTGTCCTAGAGAATGCAAGTAAGGCACCAAGATCAACTGTAAAGAAACTCTAAAATGGCAAGAAGAAAGAGAAGCAATTCGGACCAACCAATCGGCGTTGGTCTTACCGCAAAACAGGCAAAGAGAAAGAAACCATTAAGTTCAGAGTATTTGGTTGATATAGAACCTCTTACAGACAATCAAAAGCGTCTGTTTGACTCTTATGCAGACGGTAAGCATATTATTGCTTATGGTTGTGCTGGAACTGGTAAGACCTTTATTACACTCTATAATGCTCTGGTAGATGTTCTGGACGAAAGAACTCCTTATGAGAAGATTTATCTTGTTCGTTCTTTAGTCGCTACAAGAGAGATTGGATTCTTGCCCGGAAGTCACGACGATAAGGCAGATATTTACCAGATTCCTTATAAGAATATGGTGAAGTATATGTTCCAAATGCCTTCTGACGCTGATTTTGAGATGCTCTATGGAAATCTTAAATCGCAGGAAACAGTTAAGTTTTGGAGCACTTCATTTATTAGGGGAACTACATTAGACAACTCTATTATCATAGTTGATGAATTCTCTAACTTAAATGGTCACGAATTAGATTCTATTATTACTCGTGTTGGTGAAAATAGTAGAATATGTTTCTGTGGGGATGCTACACAGTCAGATTTAATTAAAACAAGTGAAAGAAATGGTATTATTGATTTTATGAATATTATTAGAAAAATGCCATCTTTTGATATAATTGAGTTTGGAATAGACGATATTGTCCGTTCATCTTTGGTCAAGGAGTATCTATTGGCAAAGTATGAACTAGGCATTACTTTATAATTATATGTCTAGTTCGTAAAGAAATAGATTTATATAAATAATTAAAACCTTTACGAACTAGACAATGTATAAAGTATATTTAATTACTAATATTGAAAATAAAAAACAATATGTTGGTATAACTAAATTTTCCCTTGAGGAAAGATTTTCACAACATATTAAAAGGGGATTCATTCTAACAGAAGCAATTCAAAAATATGGACAAGAAAAGTTTTTTATTCAATTAGTTGAAGAAGTTGAAAGTGCCGAAAGAGCATATGAACTTGAACAATATTACATAAAACAATATAATACAAAGGTCCCTAGTGGATATAACTTAACTGATGGTGGGGATGGTATTTTTGGTTGGGAAGCGAGTGAAGAATATCGTCAAGAATGTTCTGAACGAGTAAAACAACTTCATAAAGATAAAAAAGTTGGTATGTATGGTAAAAAACATAGTGAAGAAACAAGGAAAAAAATGAGTGATTCCTCAAAAGGGAAACCAAAGCCTTGGTTAGTTGGTAGGGAAGTAAGTGAAGGAACAAGAGAAAAAATTCGCCAATTAAATCTTGGCAAAATTCTTTCTGAAGAAACCAGAAAAAAAATCAGTGAAAATCATCACGACATTTCTGGTGAAAATAACCCTATGTTTGGCAAAAAGCATTCGCCCGAAACCATTGAAAAATTAAAAGAAAGGGCAAAAAAACGCCCTAAAAGATTTTGGATTAATAATGGTATTGAAGAAAAACTTATAACAATTGACGAATCTATACCTATGGGTTATAATAAAGGGAGAGTGAGGTCTTAATGTTTAATCATATTGATATTGAACTCCCAAAGTTGGAGCGTGAGACAATCGATGGAGTCAGGTATTATAAAGTGCCTGATGATGAAGAACTTCTTAAACTAGTTTCAATCACTTCTGTTACGAGTCATTTTAATCGTGAAATATTCGTCAAGTGGCGTAAAAAGGTCGGTGAAGAGGAAGCACAGAAAATTACTAAAGCGGCTACGAATCGTGGCACGGATATGCATTCTCTCGTGGAAAATTATCTTTATAATAAGGATCTCCCGCCTGTTCCGCCGCTTCCGGATTTTCTTTTTAAGATTGCGAAAACGGAACTCAATCGTATAAATAATATCTACGCTCTTGAAGGTTCCCTATATAGTAAGCAATTAGGTATTGCAGGAACTGTGGATGCAATTGCAGAGCATAATGGTGAATTAGCAATAATTGACTTTAAGACTTCTAAAAAGCCCAAACCCCGTGAATGGATAGACCACTATTTTGTTCAGTGTATGGCATACGGTGCAATGTTCTATGAACTCACTGGTATTCCAATTAAAAAACTTGTAATCATTATGTCTTGCGAAAATGGAGAATGCGTTGTTTATGAAGAAAGAGACAAATCAAAGTATCTCAAACTACTTACCGAATATATTAGAACATTTGTTAGAGACAAACTCGCAGAATATGGAACCCAATAAAGAACTAGAACAAGTTATAGAAAATAAGTTTCTGACTCCCTCAAAGTTTGCTCTAGAGATAGAGAAAATTGTGATTGAGGAAAACTTTAATTACATTGACGCAATCTGTCATTATTGTGAAATTAATAATCTTGAAGTGGAGTCGGTCACAAAACTGATTTCAAAACCACTCAAAGAAAAACTCAAGTATGATGCGATTAGTTTGAACTTTATGAAACGCACCTCACGGGCAAAACTTCCCCTATGAGTCCATTTGAAGTTTATCAAAATTATCTTTCGTTAAAATCACACTTTACCAATCCAAAATACGATTACTTTAAATATAACAAGAAAGTCAGAGCAACACTGACTTCTTTTAATAAAAGGTCCGATAAGTATTGGTTCGAGAAGACCTCAAGAAAGTATTCTGACAAAGAAGTTGTAGATTTTCTTGTATCAAACTTTGTAGCAACAGACACACCGGGAAATTTATGGATAGGTCAGGTTATAAATTCTGGAGAAAGAACCTACCAAGAGTGGATGAAACGACAGCAGAGTTTAACTTACTTATTCAAGGAACAAAGCAACGAATTGTTCTCGGAGACAAAATTAGAGGATGCCTTGAACTGCTCCAAAGGACATCCGCCAATTCTAAAAGGTTTTTTAAGTGGTAAAATCTGCTTGGAAACTCTGGTAATTTATGATAGAATATTTCAGTTCAGTAAAAGGTTTGATAAGAAACTTCTAGACCCAGTGTGGGAAACCATAAGTTTAAAAATTTCAAAATACTCTCCTTTTCTAAATACTGACATATTCCAATTCAAACGTATTTTGCGGGAAATTATCAATGAGTAATTTTTTTGATTCTGATATTATCCAAGATGAACTGACCGAAATTAATCAGTTGCAAGAGGATATTTACGGAAGCATTTTGACTTTTGGTATGATGACCCGTGAAGACAAATTGGAACATATTGAAAAACTTGAATTGCTACTTGAAAAGCAGCGTGTAATGTATACTCGTTTGTCTCTTTCTGATGACCCACAAGCAGTCACAATGAAAGAAAATCTTCGCAAATCAGTTGCTCTGATGGGATTTCCCCCAGAAACTGATATGAATATTCTGTTTAAAAGTATGACTAAAACGATTGAATCTCTCAAACAATTTATTGACGCTTGAGAGTATTTTTGCTATAATAACAAAGGAATCCAATTTATCCAACGTATCTAAAAAATCTTATGTCGTTCGCAAATCTTAAAAAACAATCCAAACTTGGTTCTCTCACTGAAAAACTGGTGAAGCAAGTTGAAAAAATGAATAACTCCGAAAGTTCTAGTGATGAACGCTTTTGGAAGTTGAGTGTAGATAAGGGAAATAATGGTTTTGCAGTCATTCGCTTTCTTCCTGCTCCTGATGGGGAAGATCTGCCGTTTGTGAAGGTTTATAGTCACGCATTTCAAGGTTCTGGTGGTTGGTTGATTGACCAGTGCCTCACTACCATTAATCAGAAGTGTCCTGTATGTGAGTATAACTCCGGACTCTGGAACAATGGCACTGATGCTGGTAAAGAAGTTGCCCGTAAGCAGAAACGCAAACTGACTTATGTGAGTAACATTTATGTTGTTAAGGATCCTGCTAATCCTGAAAACGAAGGTAAAGTCTTCCTCTTCAAGTATGGTAAGAAAATCTTTGATAAGATTATGGAAGCAATGCAACCTGAATATGAGGACGAAACTCCTATCAACGCTTTTGACTTCTGGCAGGGTGCAAACTTCAAACTGAAAGCAAAGAGTGTTGCTGGTTATAGGAATTATGATTCCAGTGAGTTTGCTGCTGTTGGTGCTCTTCTGGATGATGATGACGCAATGGAAGCAATCTGGAAGAAGCAGTATTCTCTGACAGAGTTTGTTGCTCCTGATCAGTTCAAGACCTATGATGAACTGAAGAAGCGTCTTGACTCTGTGCTTGGTGCTAAGACTTCTACTCGTCTTGATGAAGAAGTTGAGAATGAAGATGATACTCGTGGTTCAGTTCGTGACCTTGATGATGATCTTCGTAGCGAACTCAATAATCTTCAACCGACTCGTCGTGCTGCGGCACCTGTAGAGGATGATGAAGATGACGACGCACTTTCATACTTCGCAAAACTTGCTGAAGATTGATATAAGATTGGAGGAGAGAAATCTCCTCCTTTAAAATGGAATCGTAACTTTCGTATTTTCTGTTTTAATCAATTTATCATTTACATATTGCGATGATTTATCATAAATCATCGCTTTTCTTGTATCATTCAGAACTTGTTGCAAGTATCTTGGTTTAAGAACGTAAATACCTCTCTTATCATTATTTTTCAGCACTTCATATTCGTAATTACTGATTCCTACGATTGGGTCTGAAATACGAATGACATTTGCTCCAAGTTCTGATGCATCATTCGTATAAAGATTTCCACCATAAGTATAATAAACTTTAAAGTCTTCATCAATAACTTGACCAGAAGGAAGAATCAAACGGTCTTCAGGGTCTTTAACTTCTGTGGTTTCATAATGATGAACAGCATTCAAATCGTTTCCATAAATTGATTCTGCATAATCATAAACTTGTTTGTCAGAGAGTGGCCATTCGTCTCTGACTCTTGTGATTCCTGCTGATACAATTACAACCCAGTCATATTGAACACTACCATAAAGTTCTTGTGCAACTAACTCTGGTCTTGATCCATCTGGAATCTGATACTTATCAAAGACAGTGAAGACGTTTTGTAAGTCATCACGAAGTTTGACTCTACGGAATAAGTTTTTAACTGTCAAATATTGATCAGAAGATTTTGAATCTGGTAAAAATGATTGGTATTCTAGATTAGGTAACTCTCTAAAGTAAGTCATTAATATCCAACTCCTATTCTTCCTTCAGTAGATTGATCATAATCTTCTGCATAAATTGGTGACAGTTCTTGAAACTGTAGGGTCAATTGCATATGCACTGGAGTTGCGTCAGGATATGTTGCATATTGTGCAGATCCATTATAATTTACACTCATTTGTGTAAGGGCACATGGTTTAAAACGATGTAAAAATGGATGTTGCTTTCCTCCACTCATATATTCCAGTTTAAAAATATTTGGTGCTGAAACAAAAAGACCTCCACCATCAACTCCTGGTTTTCCTTTACTAGGAGTCATATTTTTTTTAAATGTCCTAATGATCGTTTTAATCATTTGAGATTCATCTGTAGATCTCGGGACCATATCAAATGTAAAATTAAATGCTGGACGCATTGTAACTCCATTGAAAAGGAGTTCTACATTTTCATTAAATACTTTTCCAGTTGCTCTTGATATGATTGAATTAATACTTCCTTGACCTAATGCTGCTTGAACTGCAGCTGCTGCAGTTCCTCCAGCAACCGCCGACTGTCCTTCGCCGGTTGTAATGGCAGCATTAATATTTACTCCAAAATTTTTAATAGAGTCGTATATTGATTTTACTACATTTCCCGATAGTACTGAAGAAGACGCAGCATTGGCAAGAGTTGCTACAATAGGATTCATCGTTCCAGATTGCCAATCTGCACCATTATTATCTTGAATATTTGCTGGCATTGGTAATATAATAGTTGCCAAAGATCTTCTAGTGTTTCCGGACTGTCTTAGTGCATCCTCTAATGCTTGTTCTGTAGTTCTCAATGCAAATCCTCCAGTCAAACCAAGACCTGGAGGTTCATACTTTAAAACTTGAATTTTAAAGTAATCATCTTGGGGACCAATATTTTTACGTGGATATCTAAGATCTGCCATTTATTTTTTTAACTATTTATTGCTAATTCCTTATGATTCTTTTATAAGGAACTGATTTTAAAGTATTATATTCTTGAGGTGTCAATTCATACAATCCACTTACTAATCTATCATTATCTTCAGTATTATATTGTCTTATTTTGCCCCAATGATAATTAAAAGCACGGAATCCTTTGGGCAATATATCTCCTGCAATAATTAAAGGATGTCGATCATAAAGTATTCTAGGTGTTGCAGCATAATATACGTAAGTGTAATATTTTCCCGGAACCGGAAAATTTCGTTTTGTATCACTTGCGATGGTTAGTATTTCATCCATTAATTCTTCGGGGGTTTCATTTCCAAATAAAGAATCTTTAAACTTTGAGAATCTATTTCCTGAACGACTTGTTCCTGACAATTTAGGGGATTTTGGATTAGCACTTTTATAGTCATGATCATTTTTGATTAAACTAATCAGTTGAGTTTTAGTTAATCTTTGATATCCACTAATTCTACCTTGACCAGATGCGGTTGTGTAATAAATTTTATATTCTTCAGCGATTTCAATTAATTCATCTTTAGTGTAATCTTCTAATCTTTTTTCGTATCCTGTGAGTGCCATTACTTGATACCTAATTCATGTTCGGTAATCACCTTAAATTCATATCCACGATCAGCACACCATTCTCGTGCTGCTTCCCACTTTGATTGATTCTTTGCATACTCATAAACCTCTGCAATATATTTCTTTGTTTGTCTTTGAGGTTTGGTAGGGGGAACTGTTTGTTTTGATGGTTTAATTTCAATCATATATTTTTTGATACTTCCATCAGATTCTTTGACTTTTATGAGGAAGTCAGGGTAGTAGCGGTGAATTTTTCCGTCCAATGGAGAACGATAGGGAATCGCTTTTTCTTCAGATTGCCATTCGATTATTTTTTCATTTGTATCACAATACACGCAAAATTTACGCTCCCACAAAGATCTGTATATAATATTTGTTGGGTCTCCGTTGTATTTTTCTGGATAAGACGGTTTATATTTTCCTTTGTATGACATCTAAATACTTGTAACAATATACTCATAATAGGTATTTAGAGTGGCGTTACCACGCAGAATATCAGATATCAAACCACTATTTACAAATCTAGCACAAACTTCTCATTATGAAGTTAAGTTTGGTGGACTTTCTGGACAACTGATGAGTTATTTAAGACCCAGAGGAGTATCATCAAGATTTGTTACTGAGGATGCTGGTCTTCTGTGCCATAATGCAGTTTTACCAACATCACAATTTGCAACTGTAGATGTTCCTGGAAATTATACTGGAATCACACAAACGTTTGCTCACAGAAGAATTTATCAGGATATAAGTCTTGAGTTTTATGTTGATAATAATTACAATACATTGAAATTTTTAGAGCATTGGATGGAATTCATTGCAAGTGGATCATCAAATCCAATTAACGGCAATAACCTTCCAATCAACATGAACGTTGATGAGGGTTACTTTATAAGAATGCAATATCCAGAATATTATAAATCAAACCGAACAAGAATCATTAAATTTGATCGTGATTATCAAAGAGAAATAGAATATACTTTTGTTGGATTATATCCATATAATATTTCATCTATACCGGTTTCTTATGGTCAATCTGATGTATTGAAAATGCAGGTGACATTTAAAATTGATCGTTATGTAATTGGAAGATCTTTTAGTGTGGATTATAATAGAAATGATGACAATAATAAACTTCCTTCTCAACCTCAACCACAACCAGTATCTCAACCAAAACCTAGATTAGTTCCAAGATCTCCCGGATCTATACCATCAAACGGCGTTGAATTATTTCCAATAAATCAAACCTTAACGGAGTCACTTTACGGATCTCAGAATAACAGATAAATAATTTCATCATATTTGTGATTGAAAATGTCATTACCTAAGATTGCAACTCCTTCTTATTCTTTAGAAATTCCATCTCTTAAAAAGGAAATTAAATATCGCCCATTTCTTGTAAAAGAAGAAAAAATTCTTATTATTGCAATGGAGAGTGAAGATCCAAAGCAAATTGCAGAAGCGGTTAAAACTGTAATCAATAATTGCATTTTAACTAGGGGAATTAAAGTTGAACAACTTGCAACTTTTGATATTGAATATTTGTTTCTTAACATTCGTGGAAAGTCTGTAGGAGAAACAGTTGATGTTTTAATTACATGCCCTGATGATGGAAAAACTCAAGTTCCAGTCAGTATTAATCTTGATGATATTGAAATTAGTGTTAATGAAAATCATTCAAGAGATATTAAACTTGATGATGATTTGACTTTGAGAATGAAATATCCATCAATGAATGAATTTATTAAATCCAATTTTGGGAATGATTTTAATATGAGTGTGGATGATACATTCAGTTTGATTGTTTCTTGTATGGAGCAAGTTTATAATGAAGAAGAATCTTGGTCTGCATCTGATTGCACGAAAAAAGAATTGTCAGAATTTATTGAACAATTAAGTTCGAAGCAATTTAAACAAGTTGAGAATTTTTTCTCTACAATGCCTAAACTTTCTCATACTCTTAAGATTAAGAATCCAAATACTGAAGTTGAAAGCGAAGTATTGCTGGAGGGATTATCAAGTTTTTTCGCTTAGGGATGGCTCATGAAAGTCTTGAGTCATATTATAAAACAAATTTTTCCTTAGTTCAGCATCATAAATATTCATTGACAGAAATAGAAAATATGATACCTTGGGAGCGTGAAATTTATATTGCTCTTCTCAAACAATATATTGAAGAAGAAAACTTAAAGAACCAATCAAATGGCTGAGTTAGATCCTGAAAAAGTTGGCAGATTAGGTGTTGATCCAGGCACGGGGTCTCCTTTGTCTCAAGAAGTTCGTAATGCTCTTTTAAAAAAATCTACTATTGATGCATCTATTTTTCAAAATATTGAAAACAGAAGAACGCAAACTGATGCACAAAACGCAGAATTATCTAAAGGGCAAGAGCAAGCTCTTTTAGGATTTAATTCGACTCTTCAAGCGATAAGAACTGATATTGTAAAACTGGGAACAGGTCTTTCTGGAATTGCTCTTCTTCTACAACAAGATGCTGCGGAAGACCAAAGTAAAACTAGAGCAGATCAAGAAAAACAAAGATTATTAACAGAACGACAAGTTAGAGTCGGAAAAGAAAGTGAAATAGAACAAAAAATTCAAAATGCAATTTCCGAACCTGTCCAAAGATTAGTTCCACAAGTAAATGATGTTTTTGGTAAAATAGGAGCAGCTCTTGGAATTTTATTTGGAGGATGGTTAACGAATCAAACCGTTCAAGCAATAAGAGCATCTGAAGAAGGAAATACAAAATTATTCAATGAAATTCGATTTAATATTCTTAAAAATGTTGGAATAGCAGTTGGTGGATTGTTTGCAATCAGAGCAGGATTTTCATTAATTAAAAGAACAATCGGAGCAATTGCTTCAGGACTAACTAAACTTTTGATTGCAAAACCTCTTGCACTTGCTGCTGGTTTAATACCTGGTCTTGGTGGAAGAAATGTTCCAACTCCTGGTAGAGGTTCTGGTGGAGGAGGAAAACCACCTGGAGGTAGAGGCCCTGGAATTTTTGGATCTCTATTTGCGGGCATTAATGCATTTATGAATGCAAAAAATGGAGAATATGTAGATACTGTAATGATCGCATTGAGTTTATTTGGTCCTGGAAAATTTGTTAAAGGTTTAATGGGAGTTGGATTTGCTGCAGATCAAATAGCAGAAATATTTGGAATGAATATTTTTGGTAAGGATCCAAATAAACAAAAGCAAGCAGCAAGTGTTGTAGAAGAAGCTTTAAAACAAAAAGAAACTAAACCCACATTAACGCCAACTACTTCTAAAGTAGAACAAAACACCGCATCGTCAAAACCAGCACCAACAGCATCTGTTCCAACGTCGGTAGCACAACCACAAACTCCAATGATGGGTGAGCAAACACCATCAACTCCTGCTCCATCTCCTGATATGGAAAAGAAATTTGAGCAGGCATGGCAGTATCGTAATAATCCTATGGCAAGAGGTAGAATTGAGGATGCTTGGAGTAAAATGACTCCAGATCAACAACAGCAAGCCAAAACTTGGGCACAAACAAAGGGTTATGATTGGAATGAAATGAAATTGAAAGATGCTGTTGATATGAGTGATTTGAAACAGCAACCATCTAAAACTGAAACTGCAGAGATAAGTCCGGCACAAGTATCAATGCCACTTAGAGAACCACAACAAGTTGGTCAATTGCCAGAACCAAAACCATCACTGACAATGATCAAAACGTCAAATACTCAGCAGCAGCAATCTAATCCCCCATTGTCAAATGAACCTTTAACTGACGTTCCGTTAATTAATTCGGCAAACCCTGATAATTTTTATGTATTATATTCTCAGTTGAATTATAATGTGGTGATGTGATATGTCAGCAATAACAGAATCTCTTCGAAAGTCATCTATAAACATTCAAAGTATTTCTCAGACACTATCTGATACTAAAAAAAGCACATCAGCAGTAAACAATTCTGTAGAAAATATTTCAAGAATTATTGCAACAAACACCAGAGTTAAAAGAGAATTATTTACAAGGTCTGATATTTTAAATTCTAGAAGAGAAGAGGCATCTAAAAGACAAGAACTTGAAGATCAAATTGAATCAACAAGAGTATCAACATCCCCACGATTAGGTCTTTCATTTTCTTCTAGAAGTGAAAAAGGACCTTTAGGTAGAATATTGGGATTTTTAGGATTTACATTTGCTGGTTGGATTGTAGAAAATCTACCAACATGGATTTTCATGGGGAAGGAGTTTATATCTAGGATTAATTCTTTTGGAAGATCTATGTATAATATGGTTTCTAATATGCAAAGTATAATCAAATATTTTGGAGATACTTTAAAATATTCTTTTGATGCAATCATTCGCCTAGATTTTGATGAGTTTGCTGGAGAAGGAACCGTTGCAAGATCTTTTGAAGAATTAAATCTTTCTATTCAGGACTTAGGAACTAACATTACAGACACCTTTAAACTTTTTACAACACCACTGACAGAATCATTGGAAACTGGTGAAAAAGCACCTGGACTTGGAGAAACACGTCCAGATACAATGTTTCCTCCAATTCCTCAAGAGGGTGTCACTACAAGAACAGTTTCTGGAATTCATAAACAAGCATTGGACATTATTGCAGGACCAGAAAGTGGTGGTAATTATGATGCAATGAATCAAGGAACTATTGGTGATAAAATTGTTGGTTCTACAAGGGGGGGGAAAACATCAAAGGATATTATTGGTAAAAATTTAACCAATATGACTCTTGGTGAAATTATGCAGAGACAATCATATTTAATGGATAAAAGAAATCCTCAAGTTAGTAATTATGGAATTTATGCAGCAGGAAAATATCAAATTATTCCAATAACATTTCCATCTGCAATGAAAGGTGCCGGATTAACACCTAATGATATATTCAGTCCAGAAAATCAAGATAAAATGGGACTTGCAGTGTTAAAATCGCAAGGTATAGGTGCTTGGACTGCTGGAGGATCAAAATATTCTGCACAAGAAATTGCAATTATTAAACAGGCACAAAGAACACCTGTTACTTTTACATCTCCAACTCCTCAAGCACCATCACCTTCGCAAACAACAAATTTAAGTGGATATAGAGTAACAAGAAATGGAAGAAATATAACAAGTTTAGGTCAATTACCACCACATCGCGGTTCAACTAGAACAACATATGGTGGAAATAGATTGAGGCAAGATTTTACTTTATATAAAGGTAATCAATTTTTAAACATACCAGTTCCATCCCCAGTTTCTGGAACTATAAATTTTTCAGGAAGTGCTGGGGCAGGTGGTAACTGGGTAGAAATACAATCTTCTCAAGGTCTTGTAGAACTAGGACATTTTAATTCTCTAAATGTTAAAAAGGGTGATAAAGTTTCTGTAGGAACTATTCTTGGTTTGCAGGGATATACTGGAAGAGTTAGTCCATCTGGAGTTGATGGAACTCACGTTCATATTCAAGCACCTGATGCAGTTGTTGCAAATTATATTTCTATGTTATCTTCTGGAAAAATACCTTATGCACCTGTAGAAAGAAGAGAAGCACAAATCTCAGCACAACCAAAACTACAGCAACCTGCTGCAATGACTCCTGAAAGAAAAGGATCACAAATACTTTTCATTGATGATACTCAACCACAACAACCTCAAGTATCTTATCCTATGCAACAGCAACCCACAGTAACACCAACAATCACTGAATTTAAACTGTTAAATAACTTTATTAAGAATAAACTCTTACTCGATTTAGCATATCTATAATGTCAATTAAAAAGTCTTTATATGATGAATTAATTTTAGAATCAAATGACAGATCTAGATCTGTTGGACTTATAGGTGGTGCAATTCTTTTTGAATATTTTGAGGATGTATTTTCTCCTACAATTACTGCTAAAATTAAAATAGTTGATAATGGAAATGTCATTGCCCCTCAAAGTAATCCAGATGGAGATAAGCAATCAATTTATAATGGATTACCTCTCAGAGGTGGAGAACGACTTTCTTTGAAAATTGCAGGAAATTCATCAACAAATCCGGGATTGGATTTTTCAAAAAGAGTAGAAGATTACTTTTATGTTTCCAGTATTACTGATGTAATTTCAGAATCAAATAGAGAAAGTTTTACACTTCATTTAGTTTCAAGAGAAGCGATTACAAATGAAACTGTAAGGGTTGGTAAAAAGTTTAAAGTTGATACTAGAATTAGTGATTCTGTAGAAAATATTTTAAGAGATTATTTAAGAACTAATAAAGTAGGAAAAATAGATAAATCTTCAAATAAGTATGGATTTATTGGAAACTTAAGAAAACCATTTACAATTTTAGTTTGGTTAGCATCAAAGGGAGTTCCGGAAAAATCAGGAAGTGCAACTGCAGGATTTTTATTTTATCAAACTCAGGATGGATTTCAGTTTAGATCAATTGATGATTTACTAGATCAAAGTCCAAAGGCAATCTACACTTATACACAATCTCAGGAATCTTATGATGACAGTGATAAAAAACTAAACAATGATTTTAACATTCTGAATTATTATACTGAAAAAAATCAAAATTTGATTGAAAAACTCAGACTTGGAACTTATGCAAGTCAGCGAATGTTTTTTAATCCACTTGACTTTTCATTTTCAAAAGAAGCAGATGGAAAGTTTAGACAATCTAATTACGTTGGAAAAACAAATAATCTTGGTAGTGATATTAAACTTCCACCACTGTCTGAAGGATCGTCAGAAACTTTGGGAGATGTTCCAACTCGAATCATTACTGCAGTTTATGATGTTGGAACATTAGATCCTGCAACTTCAACAGATATTAATTCAGATCAAAGAGAATATCAATCTCAATCTTTAATGAGATATAATATTCTCTTTACGCAAACTTTAAGTATTATTGTTCCTTCAAATACTAATCTAAGAGCTGGAGATATTATTGAATGTAAATTTCCAAAGATTACTCAATCCGATGCAAAAGAATATGACACTGAAACAAGTGGTCTATATATGATTAAGGAATTGTGTCATCATTTTGATATAAATCGCTCATATACTTCAATGAAATTAGTAAGAGACACTTTCGGAATTAACAAGAAGGCATAATAAATGATAGACGAGTCACTTCTTAAAAGTAATTTTATTGGCAGAGATGGTTTCCGTTGGTGGATTGGTCAGATTCCACCCATCTCTGCTATGGAAGGTCAGGTAGATGGAAAGGGATGGGGAAATAGATTCAAAGTTCGTATTATTGGATATCATCCTTATAGTGAAGCAGAACTTTCAAATGAAGACCTGCCTTGGGCACAATGCCTGATTCCAACCACAGCAGGAAGTGGAGCAGCAAACGTTGCCACAGGAGTTCAATTACAACCAGGTGATACTGTTCTTGGATTCTTTTTGGATGGTGATAATGCTCAAATCCCAGTCATTCTAGCAACATTTGGTAGAACTTTTTCTGTTCCTTCAAAAACTTACAAATCACCTTTTGTTCCTTTTACAGGTCGTTCAGAATTAGTAAGTAAAAATAATAAACTCACACCATCAGGCGGACCTAATTCAGAATCAAATGAACTAAAAGAAAATTCAAACCGTTCTCCCCAAAGCATTATTTCGGAGCAAGCACAACAGTTATCCCAAAGATTGGGAGAAACAATTGTTTCAGAAAACTTTGCAATTGGAAATCAAATTCCATTAGCAAATACTGTTAAGAATACAAGAGTTGATAAGATTAAATCGATTGTCAAAAATCTTCTTCGTAAGTTAAATAATCTTCAAGGAAATCTTGCAAGAATTGAGCAAACAATTCGTGAGGCAGCAAATAAGATTGTAACCTTATCTAATGACCTCATTGGTGGAATGTTTAACTTTTTGATTAATCAACTTATCAATCTTCTTAAACAAGGACTAGATTTACTTTATAAGTTAGTTTTTGCTCAGGTATTAGCAGCAACTGGAAATCCTATTGCAGCACATCTTGCAGGAGTTGCAGCACAAGAAGCAATGGTATTACCAGTCAAAGCACTGGAAGAAGCATTTGGTTGTATTGCTGGTGCTGCGATTGAAAGTATGAAGAGTTTAGTTTTTGATATTCTTAATTCAACAGTCAATAATGTAGAACGTTTTGTAAGTTGTGCTGCTGACCAATTTGCAGGGACACTTCTCAATTCAATCATTGGAGTTCTTGAAACACTTTTTGAAAGTCCATTAGCAGGAGTTGCAAAATTACTTCAATTCTTCTCTGGATTTAATGTTGGGAATTCACTTCGTGAAGGAATTGGTGCTTTATCAGAATTTGGTGCTGGATTTGCTTGTAATCAAAGTTTAGATAATTATAAAGGTCTTGTAAATGAATGGACTGTAGGTGCTGGACCATCAGGATCTGTTTCATCATCTGCACCATCCTTAGTAAACACTTATGGAAACATTAGAGATATTACCAACATCATTAGTTCTGGAGTAGATATTAATTCAGTTCAGCAATGTTTTACTGGTGCTTTACAGTTTGCGAGTCCACCAGTTGTTAATATTTTTGGTGGTCGTGGTTCTGGAGCATCAGCAATTCCAATCTTTGGCAATCTAGTTACAAATCCGGATGGAAATGTAACTGCAAGCGTCATTGGATTGCAACTTACAAATCCTGGATCTGGTTATGCTTATTCTCCTTTTGTAGAAATTATTGATGATGCTGATCAAGGATATGGTGCTGTAGCAAGAGCACTCATTAATCAAAGTGGAGAAGTTGAATCAATTTATATGGTTTCTGAGGGTGAAAATTATTCTGTTGGAAATATTGCAGAGTTCTCTGTCTTGAGAGTATTGGTTGAAGAAGGTGGTAGTGGATATGAAAATGATACTATTATTACCGATAATCTTGGAAATGAATATAATTATCAGATTACAGAAGGACGTATCACTCAAGTCACACCTCTAAATAATATTGTTGATAGTCTTCCTACATTGACTGTAACCTCAGACACTGGATTTAGTGCAATTCTACGTCCAGTTGTAGGAGCACTGAAGGGTGATGGTGTAATTCCTGCTTCTCCAGATGCAGATCCAAATTCTCCAAATTCAGCAAATCTCTTTAGTCAAGAAGTTCAAACCTCTATAGATTGTCCGATATAAAATGGCAGAAAGAAATAAAAACGTTTTTAAAAGACAGTTAATCAGTTTCAATCCTAACTTCAGAATTGATACTGCAAATCCTCAAATGGGTTTGAATGGAACTGATGTCTATAAGATTTACGGAGTCACTGATACTGGAGACAATCAATCTTCCATCAGTTTAAGTAGTGGTGGATTATTCTCCATTTATAATGACCAAACAATTCAGATTTCTGGTGGTGCTAAAAATCCAGAAGGAAGAGAAGATGTGGTCATTCTTGGAAACAATGGTAATGTTTCTATTTCAGCAAACGGAATGATTCGTTTGTATGCTACAAATATTATGATTGAAGCAGAAGAAGATATTCATTTCAAAGCGGGCAGAAACATTACGATGAAGAGTGGTGCTGGTCGTATTATGATTGATGGGCAAAGAGTGGATATAAAAGGAACGAGTGGAAATATACCATCTTTACTTGGACTTGATTTTACATCAAGAATTTTTTCTGGAAGTTTTGTTGGTGCAGATTTTATTACAAATGCTGTAGGTGGAATTGTTGGTAATGTTGTAAACACTGTAATTGATTCTGTCTTATGAGTAACAATCAATACTTCAGTCAAGAAACTTTTTTTAATGAAGAAGTAAAGTTCTACAAGGACATTTACGTTTATGGAAATTTGTATTATGATTTTCAGGCAAAACAAAAAGAAATATTTAATGACATAGACATTTTAGGAACTGCAAATTTTTATGGACCGTCATATTTTTATGACAATGTTTATTTTGATAGGGGTATAAGTGCAGGAATAATCACAGCAAGATCAAGATTGGATGTTGGTGTTGGGGGCACTACATTAAAAGTAATTGCTGAAACTGGGAATGTTGGAATTGGTAGCACCATTCCACAACAAAAAGTTGATGTAGCAGGAAGTATAAAAATTGATGATTTCATTTACGACTCAGCAAATTCTCCGGGTGTAAATGGATATTATTTAAATATGGATTCTGGCGGGGTTCGTTGGATCGCAGCAACTCCTAATTTCAGTCAGGGAATATATGTTCAAGATGATGGAACTTATATTCCAATTACTGGAATTGCAAAGTCCTTTACTGTATTAAATTTTAAAGAAATTAATAGTCTTGGCATAGGAACTTCGACAATAATTCCAATTCCAAATCCAAGTAATCCAAACTTTATAGCAGACATTCAGACTCAAGACCTTTGGGGAACTACTCCTAATGGCAATATCTACAGAATGACTAATGTCGGAATACAAAGTAGTAGTCCTTCATCAACGTTAGATATTACTGGAACTCTTCACGCAACTGGTGCAGTTGATTTTAATTCGTCACTAGATGTAGATGGTTCTACAACATTAAATTCAACCCTAGACGTAGATGGTAATACAACATTAAACTTAACTTTAGACGTTGACGGTGCTACAACATTAAATTCAACCCTAGACGTAGATGGTAATACAACATTAAACTTAACTTTAGACGTTGATGGTGCAACAACTCTCAATGATTCGTTAGATGTTGATGGTGCTACAACATTAAACTTAACTTTAGACGTTGACGGTGCAACAACTCTTAATGATACTCTTGATGTTGATGGAAATGTTACTTTTAATAGCACAACACAATCTACAGATAAAGATACTGGGGCATTAATTACTCAAGGTGGAGTTGGAATTGAAAAAAATCTAAATGTTGGTGGAAATACAAAACTAACTGGAACTTTAGAACTTGATTCTTCATTAATTGATATTAATGGAAGCACTGCTATAGGAAAAACTGATTATCGACTTGCTTCTGTTGGAACTGGAGTGTCATGGAGACCTCCTGGAGTTGAAACTCAAAATACAATTTGGGTTACAAAAGATGGTAATGACTCAAATACTGGTTTTCTTGAGGGAGATGCAAAGGCAACTGTAGGTGCTGCAGCATCAATAGCGGAACCGGGAGATACTATTGTCATTAGACCTGGTGTTTATCTTGAGAATAATCCAATTGGTCTTCGCACAGATGTTACTGTAACTGGACAAGACTTAAGACTTGTCACAATTAGGCCACTTAATATAACTAAAGATGTTTTTCATGTAAGAAGAGGATGTTTAATTGAAAACATAAACTTTGCAGGGTCAAGTGTATCGATTGCTCATAGTGGTTGTGGTGCTGTTGCATTTCCTTCAACTATTCCATCAGATTATGCTGTTTCTGGATACATTGCACCAGGACCTGCAACTGAAGGTCCGACAGGAAGATGGAGATCTCCATATATTAGAAACTGCACCAATTTTATGACGGGCAGTATTGGCATGAAAATTAATGGTGATCACGCTACTGCGTCTACACCCGGAAACGATCTTAAATGCATGGTTTGCGATTCATTTACACAATATAATGAAAATGGTATTGGTGTTTCAATTACAAATAATGGTTATGCCCAGTTAGTTTCTATCTTTACTATTAATTGTGATATTGGAATTTATTGTGATACTGGAGGATCTTGTGACCTCACAAACTCAAATTCATCATTCGGTAATTATGGATTATATGCTGTAGGAATTGGATCTACAGAATTCACAGGAACTGTGGGAACTTATCCACCAACGAGAGGGCAAACTGGAGTTGATGCCGGTAGTGATATTGTTACTTTTGAAAATGTTGGAAATTCAAGAAGACCTTATGATGGACAAACGTTATTCTTCAAGATAAATTTAAGCAATTATCCAGATGCTATTGGGAGCGGTGTGATACAAGACCCTATGGTCGATATTCAAGAAATAGTAGTTACTAATGGTGGAAGTGGATATAGTTCTGCTTCTCCTCCAACTATTATTATTCGTGATATTAGTGATAATTCTCAACAACCAAAAGGTCCGCAAGGAATTATTGCAGAATTAAGTCCAACTATTGATGAAGTCAGTGGTGCAATTACTGCAATTGATGTTGTAAATAGTGGTAGAAATTATCTGGCAACACAAAACCTAGAAGTTTTTATTGATGGTGGTAGTGCAACTGCGGAAGTGATTACAAGACCAATTTATTTTGCAGTTGATTCTGCAACAGCAAATACTGCAGGAATTACGACAGTTACATTTACTGAATTTATTCCTTATGAGTTATTTGGTGGAGAGCAAGTTTCATTTAGAAGAATTAGTAGAATTTTAACAAGTTCGCATTCATTCGAATATATTGGCACGGGCACTGACATAAATACAGCAACACCCTTTACTGGGGGTGTTCCAATTAAAGCAAACGAAATTGTTGCTTTAGATGGAGCACAAATTCCATTTACAAGCACAGATCAAAAAGGTAATTTTGATATTGGTGAAGGTTTTCAAATCAATCAACCAACAGCAACAATTAGAGGAAGAGATTTTAGTAAAGCAATACAGGCAGAAGTTACCCCACTCATACTTGCATTGAGATAAGATATGGCAGTAGCACCACTTAATAAATTTTTGACAATTGCAGTTCCAGTTGCTCCGGGAGAACAAACTGTATATACAGCACCTACTGGTGTTTCTGCGATTGTTCTTTATGCTCAAGTATCTAATGTTGGAATTGGAGAAACTTATCCAACAGTTACTTTCACTCATAGAAGAAAAAGCACTTCTCAAAGAACTTTTGGAAATACAAGAAATAATAGAGTCATAAAAAATGCTGAAATTCCACCAAATGACGCTATTGTAATTATTGATGGAAGATTAGTATTAGAAAGAACAGCAGTAATTACAGATTCTATAGTAATTGAAGGCACTCAATCCGGAATTGTATCAGTAACTAACTGTTTATATGATAATACTACAGGAGTTACAACTGTCACTACCATTAGTGCCCATAATTTTAATATTGGTGATGAAGTCACAATGAGTGGTCTTGCATTTACTTGTGCTGCTGGAAATTATGGAATTACCACTACAATTTTTCCATCTCCACAACAATCTTTTACTATAGATTCAATCATTGGAAGTGTTGGCACTTCTAAAACATTTGTTACAAATTCTGGAACAGTTACTGGAATTGCCCACACATACGTAAGTGGTGGTCTAGTTGGACCTCTTCAAATGGAACTTATTTGCAGCATTCTTGAAAATAGCACAACATAAGTATGGCAAAATATTTAAGTGGTAGAGTTAGAAAAACTCCACAATCTGCATTAAGAACAAATATAGACAGGTATTTGTCTATTGGTGATGCAGAACCAAATCTTGGCGATCCTGTAATACCAGGAGAAGCTCCTCCAGTTGGGCAACAATATCAAATTGTTTCTGTAGAAAATTATCCTGGACAGAGATATTGGATTCCTGTTTCTGGAGGTTTAATTCCTGGCACCATTAGTGTGTATGATGAAAGTTCTCTAGTTGGTGGGTTTAGTAGCACTACACAACTTAATTTTGTAGGACTTGCCATTAGTGCTCAAGGTTATAGGACAGGACAAACTAATCCAGGAACGGCAGTCACTATCACTGTTTTTGCTCCGGGAAATGATCAGGAACTTTTATTTAATACTTCAAATGAATTTTCAACTTCTTCAAAGTTAAAGTTTAATTCTAGTAGCGGACTATTGTCTGCCGGAGATAAAATTAATGTTGGTTTTGGTGGAACTGTCATTACAACTAATGATGATGGATTTGTTGGAATATCGACTATAAATCCAACTCAAGAACTTCACGTTCAGGGTGACTTAAGACTTACTGGAACAATATATGATTATTTTAATCAACCAGGAGATGCAACACAATTATTAGTTAAAAATTCTTTGGGTGGTGTAACTTGGGTAAATCCAGTTACTGTAAGATCTGGTGCTGGAGGGACTTACCAAAATATTCAATTTCATAATAGCGTTGGATTAGTAGATGGTGCTTTAACTTTTGTATATGATGAAGTAAATCAAAGAGTTGGTGTTGGAAGCACTTATCCAAAAACAACTTTGGATGTTTCTGGGATCTCATCATTTAAGGGTGGATCTATAATTGATAACTTAAACGTTACAGGAGTTACAACAACTTCAACTCTTGCAGTAACTGGAACTTCAACAACAAGAAACCTATTAGTAACTGGAATTACCACTCTTGGATTTGTAACTGCGACCAATGCATATTTTGCTGGTATCGTAACCGCAACAAAATTCATTGGTGCAATTGACGTAACTAATTTATATGTAATTGGAGTATCGACATTCTTACAAAAAGCAAATATCAACAATGATTTGGGTGTAACTGGTCTAACAACAACTCAAAATCTTCAAGTTTATTCATCAACAACTTTAAACAGATTAAATGTATCTGGAGTTTCTACTTTTTCTTCTCAAGTTAATATTAACAACTTAAGTGTTACTGGAGTTGGAACATTTGATAACATTAAAATAGATACAAATACAATTAGCACCCTATCGGGAAATTTAATTATTGATTCATCTGCTGGAACAACCCAAATTAATGATGCAGTTTATGTAAATGACGCAACTGAATCTACTAACAAAGACACCGGAGCATTAGTTGTTGAGGGTGGTATTGGTATTGAAAAAAGATTGAATGTTGGTGGGGCAGTTAATTTAGCATCTTCTGGTGGGATCACAACCACTGGAGGAGATTTATATGTTGGTGGAGATTTATATGTTAGTGATGATATTTTTTATGATGAACTTTTTGCTAGAAATGGAAACTTTTCGGGAATTGTTACAACAAAAGATTTAAGAGTAACTGGAATTGGGACAATTGCCGCATTGAATGTCGGTGGGGCGACTACCACCAATACACTTATAGTATATGATACTTCCACATTCAATGGTAATGTAATTCTAGGAGATAATACATCTGACACGATTACTTTTAACTCCAGAATCAATAGTTCCACACTGCCGTCTACTAACGGAACTTTAGATTTTGGTGGTAGTTCGAATAGGTGGAACAATGTTTATGCCAATACATTCATAGGTGCTGTAACTGGAAATGCTGATACCGCAACTAAATTATTAAATTCTAGAAACATAGCAATTACTGGAGATTTATCTTGGAATGTTAATTTTGATGGAAGTGCTAATGTTACATCTGTAGGAACTTTAGCAAACTCTGGAGTTACTGCAGGAACTTATGGATCTTCCACTCAAGTTCCGGTATTTGCCGTAGATTCTAAAGGTAGAGTCACCTCTGTTACAAATACTGGGATTAATTTTGCTGCAGCTACAGTATTAAATTCTGATAATATTAAAACCGTATCTACATCGACAAATGCTTCATTCTTTCCAACATTTGTCGATTCTAATAATGGTTCTGGTGCTTATGAGGCATTATACACTGATGGAGATATAACTTATAACCCTTCAAGCAATTTACTGACATTAGGTAATGTAACCGTATCTGGCACTTCTACATTTAATGGTAATGTAACATTAGGTGATGCTAATACTGATACTGTTACTTTTAACGCTAGAATCAGCAGTTCTACTTTACCATCTACTAATGGAACTCTGGATCTAGGTGGTAGTTCTAATAAATGGAATAATGTTTATGCCAACACATTCGTAGGTGCCGTTACTGGTAATGCAGACACAGCAACTAAATTAGCAACCTCAAGAACTTTTACAATTACTGGGGATGTTGATGCTCCTGCAGTTTCTTTTGATGGTTCTGGAAATGTTAATTTAGTCACTACTTTAGATAATTCTGGAGTTACTGCAGGAACTTATGGATCTTCTACAGCAGTTCCAGTATTTGCTGTAGATTCTAAAGGAAGGGTTACCTCTGTTACAAACACTGGAGTTAATTTTGCAGCAGCAACTGTATTAAATTCTGATAATATTAAAACCGTATCTACATCGACAAATGCTTCATTCTTTCCAACATTTGTCGATTCTAATAATGGTTCTGGTGCTTATGAGGCATTATACACTGATGGAGA